CATTTCTTGTAATTGAGTTTGTAACTGTTTGCACATCACAGTTTAAATGTTTTGCACATTCTTTGCGACTATTATATAACTCTTTTTTGCCATCTGGAAATGTTACCATAACTTTTTTTGATTTACCGCCGCCACCGAATGGTTTTATTGTATATAAGTTATTGTCCCAAGCATGTTGTACATTTTCTGCTTGTGTTACCCATTCTAAGTTATCTATATGATTATTTGTTTTGCAACCATCTTTGTGATTACACACTAAGCTAGGATTATCTGTAGGCTTAAAATGATTTAGCACTAGTGTATGTACTTTATATAACTTAGGTATTTTTTTGCCATTTTCATAAACACCTAATGTGTTATCGTCTTTGTATAGTCTGACGTGATAATAGCCCATTGAGTCTTTTTGTAACGTAAGTTCTTTCCATCTATTACCATGCTTTTTGCTGAGTACATGACCGTAATTAGATACTTGATATTTGGGAAACCCTTTTATTTGTTTGAATATTTCCATGATTTTACTATATTATGTTATGTTATGGTTTAATATAACCTTTATCTATAAGTATAACGCAAAGGGCTTTAAAAAGGAAAAAAGTTGCACATTTTAAATTTTTTTTTATTTTCGTATTTTTTGTTTATACTTATATATAACAAAGCCACGCATTGCCCTCACAACGTAGGGACGGTTCAGGAATATAATCTGTAGAGTTTTAATGATACTCAAACATAACGGATAGAAATGGTCTGATGCTTGCAAAGTTTTGGTGATAAAGTAAGGAGACGGTCAGTATGGTTATGTAACCACGCCCTTTTACATGCTGATGAAACGTTGAATTATAAAGACCAGAATAAATTACCTCAATTCACATTGCGCGAAAAGGGGTGGTAGATAATAAAATAATTAGTTAAATAATAGAATGAATAAAAATTATAAGTATATAACAGATACACATAAACAATACTTAAATCAATTAATTAAAAATAATCAATTAAATAATTGGGAACTAAATTTTTGTAAAACTATTGTAAAATTAAATAAGTATAGTTCAAAGCAGCAACAAATAGTTAATAAAATATTCAGAAAAAATAATATAAAAATACCTAAAAATTATTCTAAAGCTCTTACTAAGCAATTAGAACATATAGATAAACAAAAACGTAACAGTATAAAATTTAAACCACTCAGAGTCTGGGAATATAGCGATAGATATAGCTATAGAAAAAAAGGAAAATTATAATGAAAGAATTAGAAGATACATTAGATAACTTACAAGAAGAGTCAGAAGAATTTTATGAATTAACTAAAAAAATCTATGACTTAATTAAACAAAAGAAAAGAACATCTGAACAATTAAGAGAATTAATTAGACAATTAATTGATATAGATAATGTGGATCTGGAAGAATAAAACAATAGACCATATATCTAAAGTACCTAATGATGCTATAGGTTTTATATATAAAATAACTAATAATGACACTGGAGAATATTATATAGGCAAAAAGAATCTTTGGGCCATAAGATCCAGCACTCGTAAAGGTAGTAAGAAAAAGGTTAAAGTAACTAAAGAATCTAATTGGTTAAAGTATAAGTCATCATCAGCTATAGTAAAAAGCTGGGATAATATTACAAAAGAAATATTAGAATTTAGTAATACTAAAAGAGGTTTGACATATCTAGAAGCAAAGTATCTTTTTAAAAATGATGCGCTAGAAGATACAAAATGCATGAATAGATCCATTCTAGGCAAGTTTTTTAGTCAAAACGCATAAATAGCTATTAATAAACGTAAATCGCAAACACTTTAACGTTTAGCTATGACTAAAACAGAACTAAAAGACATTGTGAAGCGCTATTTCAACTTAACAGAAACAGAAGATGTTACTGAAACACCAGTAGAATCTTTTGCTGAAGCTAGACTCATTGATGGCACTAAAGTCAAAAATGAAAAAGACTCAGCATTTGCAGTAGGAGACGATTTATTTGTCGAAACTGAAGATGGTGAAACAGTTCAAGCACCAACAGGTGAACATGAACTAGAATCAGGCATTGTTGTTACTGTTGACGAGGAAGGCAAAATCACAGGAATTAAACGACCAGGCGAAGAAGGCGAAGGTTCTTTAGAATCATCTGAAGAAGAAATGTCAGAAACACCTGCAGAAAAAACAGAATTAGAAGATGATGAAAAGAAGATGGAAGAACCATCTGAAGAAATCATCGAAGCTATTGCTGAAATTGTTATGCCAGAAATCGAAGCAATGAAAGAAAAAATGGCTGACTATGAAACAAAGATGAAAGAGTACGAAGACAAAATGAAAGAATATATGTCTGAAACTCCAGCATCTGACTCTAAAACAGCAGCTCGTTTTTCTAAACAATCAACCTCAATCAAAAACAGCGAAGGTCCTAAGTATAACAAGCGTAGATACGAAATGACTTTGGCTAAACTTACTAACCATAAAACTAACTAAATATGTCAATTAACGTAAGCGCATTAGCGGATTTTAACAATGAGTTGGCTGGTAAGCTTGTCTTAGACACAGTATTTACCGGTACAACTGCAGAGTATGCTACTGTACAAGAAGGTATCAAATTCCAAGAGCCACTTAACTTAGCTGAGGTTACACCACAGTTTCAAGGTGGTAACGCGGTATCTACGCCTTCTGGATCAGCAGTATTTTCTCAAAGAAACATCACAGTAACAAAGCGTACTGCGTACGATCTATGGAATCTACAACTTCTTACTGATAAGTATCTTGGTAAGATGGCACTTCCAGCAGGATCATACGAAGAAACCTTTGCAATCATGGAAGAACTCTCAGGAGATCTAGTACGTAAAGCACAACAAGCTAACGACTTCTTCTTGTGGAATGCAGTATCTGGCTCAGCTACATCAGCCACTGATACAGCAGCTGCAGAAGCAGACGGCTTTATTGGTCTTGTATCAGGATCAACAGCTGGTGTAAATGTACCAACAGGCGTAGCAACAGGCTCAATCACAAGTGAACTAGCATACGATCAGCTTGTAGATATGATTAGTGTTGCAGATGATAATATCATCAATGCAGATGATTTAACATTCTTTGCAGGCCCACAGGTCTTTACACGCATCGTATCAGGTCTTACTAAGCAAAATCTATTCCATTTCGATCCTACATCAGTAGAGCGTCGTAACGGAATTTATGAAGTACCATTGCCAGGGTTCCCTAACATTAAGATTGTAGGAACATACGGATTAACAGGAAGTGAGCGTGTAATCTTAGGTCCAACTAGCGACATGGTCGTAGGAACAGACTTAATGAGTGACGTAGAAAACTTCCAGACATGGTATGACATCAACGCGGACGCTATCAAATATCGCTTGAGAACAAAATTAGGTGTTCAAGTAGGACATCCAGAATACTTTGTATCAAACGACCTAGCGTAAGAACATTAACTTTAAATCAACATTAACATGGCTTGTGATATTACATCAGGTTTTACTTTAGGATGCCGAGATAATTCAGGTGGAATTAGAAACATTTATATTTTATCTGGATCTGTCGACACCATCACTGAAGATTCTGACGGTCTCATAAGTGATCTTAGTGGCTCAGGTACGTTCTATAAGTTTGAGCTAACTAAAAACACAGGAGACTTAACAGAAGCACCAACACCATCATTAGAAAATGGTACAGTGTTTTATGAGCAAACGCTTAATGTTGCTTTCCACAAGTTGCAATCTTCTATACGCAACCAAGTAAAAGTACTTGCGCAAAATCCGGATTTAAAAATCATTGTAGAAACAAACAATGGTAACGAAAGTCCGTATACAGGTCGCTACTTCTTAGTTGGAAGATACAGAGGTGCAACATTATCAGCAGGAAGTGCAACATCAGGCACAACTTTTGGCGATGCTAACCAATATGCCTTGACTTTCCAAGGATTGGAACCAGAGCCAATGGATGAACTTTTATCTACAGACGGTACTGTCGACTTTTTATCAGGAATTTCTGTAGCATAAGTAGTTTTATTACTATACAATGAAGGGGAATGGTTTTGATCGATCATTCCCCTTTTATATAAACAAAACGCATGCAGAGTCTAGTATATCAAACATCAGGATCACAAACAATCGCAGTATGGCCAGAAACTACTGCATCATTTGTATCAAACCCAGATGTACAATACCAAATGATTCTTAGCAGCGATTATGGATTACAAGAACAAATTGTAGATCTTACATTAACAGATACACCGACGCCAGTCAACCCTAGACTGATTTTTACTTTAGAAAGCGCGGATTTGCCTAATTATACAGGCAATTATACATTTACAATACGAGAAAGTATACCTTCAGATCAAACATGGGCCACAATATCAGAAACATGGCTTAGCTATGATGTAAAGTGGAATCAAGAACCCGATCAAGTACTATTTACATTAGAGACTAATAGAGCTTGGATACAAGGATCTGACGAACCTACATTTGTACAATACGACAATCCATCTACGCCAGGACAATATAGCATATATCACATTTAATATGAAATTTACATTTAGCAAAATAAAGAGATTTTCAAAGCCTTGGCTATCTTACAAAGAAAGAACTGAAGGCACATATGTAAAAAGTGGCGATGATAATAAGTTTCCAGAGAATTTAATTGATTTATACAACAAATCGTCAATACATGCAGCAGCAGTAAATGCAACTACAGAAGCAATTATTGGCGGAGGACTTAAGTCAGACAATGAGTTTGCATTAAAAAAAGCAAATAATAAAGGTGAGTCTTGGAATAGCATTTTTACAAAAATTACAACAGATTATTATATACATGGTTCATTTGCATTAGAAGTAATATGGTCACTAGACAGATCTAGAATTGCAGAAGTCTATCACATAGACTTTTCTCATTTACGAGCAAGAGAAAAAAATGACAGAGGCAATATTCCGGGATATTACATTTCTAACAAATGGGGTCATTACAGTACAAAAACAGAAGATATAGATTACTTGCCTATCTATGATCCTAATAAAAAACAAGAAGAAACAAATCAAATATTTGTAAGCGAAAAATACAGACCTGGCCAAGAATATTACCCATTGCCAGTATATAATGCAGCATTAAAAGTTATTGAGCTTGATACAGAAGTAGATGCATTTCATCAGTCAAATATTACAAATGGCTTAGCGCCATCGCTTGCAATTACAACATATAGTGACGGATCTGATGACGACCGCAAAGCAATAGAAGAAGCATTGCGTGCTAACTATGGCGGTTCTGATAATGCAGGGTCACTAATTTACATGGATGTACCATCAAAAGATATGCAGCCAGATATTACGCCAATTCCACAAAATGGCGCTGATGGCTACTATACAACAATTAACGAGATGGTTACACAAAAGATTTTAACTGCACATAGAATTACATCGCCAATGATGTTAGGTATAAAAACAGAAGGTCAATTAGGTGGTAGAGCAGAAGTACTAGATGCATTTTTACTATGGTTTAACACAGTCATAGAGCCAATGCAACAAGATATTTTAGCGGAATTAGAAATACTATTATCAGTTAACTATCCTGATATTATTATAGGAGTTGAAACAAAAAGATTATATGATGATGGCGAAGTAGAAGAAGATGTAGTAACATCTGCAGATACATCGTCAGAAGATGATGCAGAAATAAACGAACAAGAAACTGGAGAACAAGAAGATGCCAACTAGTACTTTTTTAGTGTCAGAAGCAGTTATACGCGAATATACAGGTATTGACCAAAATGTTGATACTGCACTTATTAAAAATGGTATTCGTGAAGCACAAGACATTACAATACAGCGTATTTTAGGTACATTGCTATATGATAAACTACTAAATCTAGTAGATGCAGGCACAATTGATGATCCATCAAATGCTGTATATAAAACATTAATTGATGACTATGTACAAAATGTTTTAATTTATGCCGCTTATTTTTATATTCTAGATGATATCTATTTAAGAGCAAGAAATAATGGCTTGCTTACACCATCTGGTGGCGATAATGCCGAGGTTGCTGATCTTACGCTTTATAACATGAAAAGACAAAGCACAAAAAATAAGCAAGAGTTTTATGCACAAAAGCTAAGAGACTTTTTAATCGAACAAGAAGCTGATTATCCAGAACTTACTGCATCTAATAAACTATATGAACAATATCCAGACTACGATGAGCAATATGGTAGTCCATTTGTATTCAGAAAAAATCAGTATGCAGAAGAAGCAAAAAAACGAGGAATACCCATTTACGACACCCGATATAAACAATACCCACAATAATGGCACGTAACTTATCAAATCTTTTTATTTCAGAATCGTTTCAATTTATTTTACAGAAAAGCGGAAGCGAAGTACAAGATGGTTTAGGCAATGATGTAGAATCTTTAAATATTA